CAAAATTGAATGACTTAATAATAACAGAACAAGAAGATAATAATAATGCGGTTAATGAAATATTATATGATGAAGTGACAGTTGCATTACGAGTGGCAAATGAGATGAAAACAAAACTTGAAAAATCCATCAAAGATTTAAGTGGAAATAAAGGTGGTAAAACGAAAGAAATGTTAAAATTCAATAAAAAATACTTACATGATATTGAAGTACAAATAAAACAGTTGGAAGCCGCTGATAAATTTAATTAAGAAATAAAATGGCTGTAAAAAATATAACACATAAAAAAACACATAACAAATCTAACATTAATAGAGCTGATCAAGTATCCACTAAGAATACAACTAAAGAAATACGTGGACAACAGAATGTAAATGTAAAAGGTGACTATGCAATAACATTACAAGATATTGATGAAACTATACTAGGACACATCAATGAAGTCATGGCTATACATGTACCTGAGGCGAACAAAACAGTACCAATACCGACGTTTTATAGTGATAGAGAGCGTTGGGTAGAGGCTAGACGTAATGGTGTTTTAAAAGACAAAAATGGTACAATACAACCACCATTTATTACATTTAAAAGAAACAGCATTGAGAAGAATGATCTATCACCATATGGATATGAACATGATATACATCGAAAATATGGAACAACTGTAGTGAGATCAACATCAAAAGCATTTGATAATAGATATACAAGATTCTCACAACTGTATGATGAAAAACCAGTTAAAAAGATGATAGTGACATCAGTTCCAGATTATGTTACAATACCATATGATTTTATGGTATGGACTGCATATATAGAACAGATGAATATCATACAAGAAGCATTCATTGAACAGAGCAATAAATATTGGGGTTATAACACTGCACATAAATTTTTAAGTGTAGTAGATAGTATATCTAATGATAACTCAATAAGTGCTGGAGAAGAACGATTAATAAAGTCAACATTTACAGTAACAGTAAATGCATATTTATTGCCTGAGTATATAAACTCAGATATAACAAAGAAAATTTCGCAAATAAAGTCAAATACAACAACACGAAAAGTTGTGTTTGGTAGTGAAACAGTAATATAAATAAAATAAAATAAGAGGTCAACATGCCAAAAAACGAAAAAATAGAAAACACAGAAGTTCAAGAAAACACAAATACAGTTAAAATGAACGAGGTGTACACAACAAAATTAACAGAATCACTTAATGCAATTCAAAACATAACACTTGCATTAGGTCAACTAGAAGTTCAAAAGTTAGATTTAGACGATAAAAAGAATAAATTAACAACAGAACTTATGTTAATAAGGGAAAATCAATCAGCCTTAACACAAGAGATTTTAAATAAATACGGTGAAGGTGAAATAAGATTAGAAACTCAAGAATTTATTAAAAAAACAAAATAAATTTATTGTTTAAATGAAGTAACACTATATTTATTAATATAATGAATTTTTATTCTTAACGGAGAACATAAAATGTCAACAGAAAAAGTATTATCACCAGGGGTATTTATTAATGAAATCGATAAATCGTACATCCCATCAGCTCCAATTGCTGTTGGTGCGGCTATTATAGGACCTACAGTAAAAGGACCAGCAATGGTTCCTATCAATGTAAGTTCATATGGCGAATTTGTTCAAATATTCGGTGATACATTCAAAAGTGGTAGTGGATATTACCAATTTTTAACATCACATACAGCAGAACATTATCTAAAACATAGTGGAAAATTAACGGTAATAAGAACATTGGCTGGTTCATATACAGGGGCAACAGCTAGAGTACCAATAAATGGAAGTACAGTGGGAGCCGCCTATCAAAACATAACTAGTGCATCATTTACATTGAATACCATATCAGATGGTGCTATTATGAATAGTAGCTCATCATTAAAAACTGACAATTTATTGGATTCTGGTTCTGCACATAATATTCAATGGGAAATATCTAACAGAAACAACAGTAAAGGTACATTCTCATTATTGATTAGAAAAGGTGATGATAGAAATAATAGAAAACAAATTTTAGAATCATGGAGTAATTTAACATTAGACCCAAATTCTAATAACTATATTTCTAAAATAATTGGTGATCAAGATGCTACAATTGGTGGTTCTGGAACTACTGATGTTTATTTAACATACACTGGATCATATGCAAATAGTTCTAAATATGTATGGGTATCAGGTGTTAAAACTACAATTGATTATTTAGATGAAAATGGTAATGTTAGACTAGCTTCATTATCAGCATCATTGCCAAATGTTGGTAGTGGTTCGTTTGCAGGTGGAACGAATGGATATTGTGGAACAACAGTTGCACCAGGTGGATTTACATTCACAGCATCATCTAATAATTTCTATGAAAATATTAATTCAACAAATACTCAAGGATTTGATATGGGTACAGGAGATAATGGTAAAACATCATACGAAGATGCTATATATATGTTAGCAAATTCAGATGAATATAATATTAATTTATTAATGATACCTGGACTTATTGATGGTGAAGCCAATCATAATGCAGTCGTTACAAAAGCGATTGAAATGGTAGAAGGTAGAGGTGATTGTTTCTTATTGGTTGATCCTGTTATTCATAATAGTTCAATTACAACTGTAACAACTGAAGCCGCTACTAGAAATAGTAGTTATACTGCTATGTATTGGCCTTGGCTTAAAATTGCTGATAATGCATTGGGAAAAAATGTCAATGTACCAGCATCAGTAGTTATTCCAGGAGTATTTGCATTCAATGATAAGATTGCTCATCCTTGGTTTGTACCAGGTGGACTGAATAGAGGTGGATTAGATGTAGTTGGTATTGAAAGAAAACTACGACAGTCAAATAGAGATGATTTATATGATGCTAATGTTAATCCTATTGCATCATTCCCAGGACAAGGGATTTCTGTTTGGGGTCAAAAAACATTACAGAAAAAAGCATCAGCTTTAGATAGAATCAATGTAAGACGATTATTGATATTTGTTAAGAAGTTTATTACAAATGTGAGTAGAACAATTGAGTTTGAACCAAATTCAATAGCTACACGAAATAGATTTTTAAATATTGTTAATCCATTCTTAGAGCAAATCAAAGCTAATGAAGGATTAAATGAGTTTAGAGTAATTATGGATGATACGAACAATCCACCAGAATTACAAGATAGAAACATATTATATGGTCAAGTGGTATTAAATCCAACACGATCAATTGAATTCATTTTGTTAGATTTCAGTGTTGAACCTACAGGGGCGAATTTTGATTCATAATGAATAATAACATGAAAATATATAATATAAACGGAGAAAAATAATGGCTGATATATTAAGTGCAAATGAGATGTTTTACACACCATTTGAACCAAAATTACAGAATAGATTTGTTTTACAAATTGATGGAATACCATCATATTTAGTTAAGGGTGTTGCAAGACCTTCATTTAATTTTGAAGAAGTTGTAATTAATCACATGAATATCAAACGATATGTTAAAGGTAAGATTGAATGGCAACCTATTTCAGTTACTTTATATGAAGCAATTGAACCATCAGCAGCCGCATCTGTTATGGATTGGATAAAATTACATCATGAATCATCAACTGGTAGAGATGGATACAGTGATTTCTACAAGAAAGATATTTCATTATTGTTGATTGGTCCTCCAGGAGATAAAGTTGAAGAGTGGACATTCAAAGGTGCATGGATTCAAGATTGTAATTTTGGTGATTTATCATTAGATTCAAGTGATCCAGTAGAAATTGAGATGTCGCTTCGGTACGATTATGCGAATTTAACGTATTGATTAGGAGTTGAACAATGAAATTAACAGAATCAAAACTAAGAGAAATCATCAAAGAAGAAATTCAAAAGTTGAATGAAGGTGGTGGTAAACAATCTATTGTAGAACTTGAAACAATGAAAGGTAGTATTACTAATCATATATTGAATATGCGTAAAAAAGAGGCAAGTCAACTACAAGGGGTGATTAAATATTCTTTAAAGGCAATGAAACAATCAGATATAGAAAAATGGGAAAAAGTGGAATATCAAGGGGTGATAAAAGATGCTGAGTTTAGATTGGCTTGGATTAACAAGGATATTAAACGATTATCGTAATCAAAAATTAAATTTCTAGGAGCAAACAATGAAAATTACAAAAACAAAACTAAGAAATATCATCAAAGAAGAATTATTGAATGAAGCTAAACAAACTGATGCAGGAAAATATTTAGCAGATAGAGACATGGAAGATACTGTTGAAGAGGCGGCTGATGAGTTATTTGAATTGATTAATTCAGAAGTACTTAAATCTATACAGAAGGTTGTTAATACTGCCACTAAAAAGATACATTCAAAACATAAAATAAATAGATATGACGCTGTGCAGGTAAATAAGGCTTTTATAAGAAAATTTCATGATAATAAAAAGATTACAGATAAAACTGGTACTGATGTTATAACGAAAATATTTGATTATATTTAATAGGAGTTGAACAATGAAACTTACAGAAACAAAACTAAGACAGATCATCAAAGAAGAATTATTGAATGAGGAATAT